CCGTCGGGCGGCGGGGTTTGGTCCATGTCTCCGTTTTCCAACGCCTTGTATTCGTCGGAGTCGGCGATTTTGTTCCGCAACCACTCGGGCAAACCGTCGAAAACCTTCTGGTCGAAGTTATCGAGTGAGAAGTTGACCGAAGGCAAAATTTGCTTCGGGCATTTGGTGTTCTTCGGCAGCTTGGCGATGCCTGTGATGTTGGCGTATTTCTTGTCGCCCTTGGTGACGTGGACAATGGTAATCATCGCCGGGGCACCAACGATTGCGGACAACTCGAACCCATCAAGTTCCTCTTTGGTGAAGGGGCGGCCGCGCCACGATTCGAGGGCTTTGCGAAGGTTCGCCTTGACGCCGATGGATGCCGTGAACTCTTGCGAAACGATGAACGGTTCTTCGCCTCTGTCTTCGTCGAAGACGTGGAGTTCTTCTGGCAACTCGAATGTCAGGCGAGCCTTGCGAGTCGCCTTGGGTTTGCCTTGAAACACCCATCGTTGGGTGCCCATGTCCACAAGTTGCACGCAACGCGCAATGTGTGTTCCGCTTGGGGGTGGCGTGAAATCTCCCCCGCCTTTGTCACTAACGATCATGCTGACTGGTTCCTTTCTTGGATTTGACCTGCCCTAACACGGACTCGTTGACAGTCAGCCAACGTTCAACGGCAACGGCAATCTCCGAGGAGCGTGTCCGCCTGTTGATACGGGCCAATTTGTAAACGTCTTTCAACATGTTTTCAGGCAGGTCGATGGTGGTTCTCATGGTGAAATTCCCTCGCGTTTGCGAAGGGAATGATGCACTTTCGCATCAAACTGCATCACCCGTCAAGAACTTTTTTTGCGGGGCGGAATTATTCGCAAAATGCGCTTGTCCTCGGTCAGAACGCACCAAGGATTCCACGCCAACTCGCGGAAATTTCCTGTTGCCCAATCCTCCCGAGAAAACTGATGCGGACGAATCGCGGTTCGCCCCAAGTGGTTTTGAATCTCCCATCCTCTTTGGGACATGGCGGCGACTCGTCTTGGTGCCCGCATAACCCGAGGAATGGAGACGATGACCCGCGCTATTTCTTGGCGGGTTTCTTCAAGCGTTTGCTCGTATCGGTCGATAGCGGGAGGATATGGCGAAATCGCCCCGTCGAATTTCCAACAGTTGCAAAAAAAGTCATCGAAGAACTCCAGCCCGAAAAGTATCTGGATGCTCGGGCAACGTTCGCCAAGCAACTCCTTGAGGCGTGCCCTTGCCGCTAACCCCTTGTCAGGATCAGGGAAGAAGCAATCCACGTCAGACCACCCCTCGTTTGATGGGGCGTCTCCGCCGTTTCTTACCCATTCTCGAACGTAGCCCCCAACGATAACGCCCCCAACGTCGAGAATTTCCCGGTGCAAAACTTCATGGTCGTTGGCTACCATAGAATAACAGGCCAGTTTGAAACCGTCAGATCGGAACTTGTCGAGCCCGGGGATGGTCCGGTTTTCACCACTTCAAGAAGCCACGTTGCAAAAGTGGCGGTGCTGGAATCAGGAAAATCAAGCGTCACAGTCGGTCCTGTTACCCAAGTGCTTGTGAAGGTGTTCGCCCCGTCAACGCGAGTAGATTCAATGCCAAAAGTGGATGCTTGCCCACCCCCGTAAGCGTCGTCTCCCCAAGCAAACATTGGGTAGTAGGCATCTCCCACCTTCACACAACGAGGGATGTCCACCCACGCGGGCTCTGAATTGTAGTATCCCCGCGCTTGAAACAACGAAATCGAAGTCCCGTCGTAAGTCGTTTCGTCAGCGGGCGGGGGCGTGTAAAACCCTGACGTGTAGGGCAAGTTGCTAAGTCCTCCGCAAACTCTTTTATGAATAGCGGTCCTGACGCTGCTGCCCAAAAAGTCTGATGGAACTTCCGCAAAAGTTTCAGGAAAACCGATAGCGTCGGTTCCTGCGGTGCTTACCTCGTAAGCGAGTTCGATTTGCTTTACCTTCCAATACAGAGCGTGCGCCTGCGCTTTTGTAAGGGCCAACGGAAAAAGTGAACCCTTGAAACTGTTGTAAGTTGTGCCACTCCCGAGAACTTGCGCTTCGGCATAGGGGGTGTCGTAAGCCGCTACTACCTCCGAGAAGTTGTCGAACTCCTTCACACAAAAGGGGAGACTCGAAATCAGACTCATTGAATGGGGTAGAGTGCGCCCTTTCCATCTACGCAAACGTCCACAAGGGTCAGGTGACTGTGCGCGTTCTGAATGACCTTGAACCCGTCTCCGACCGCGTAGATGTAGGCCAACTGGTAAACGAATTGTGTTTGCACCGATGGCGACCCCGCAAACGTGATACGGGCGGGAAGGGTAGTGCCTCCCAAGGAGACGGCGGCGGCGGTAATTGCTCCCGAAGCAATGGTTCCAGTCAGCACAAGGTAGCCCTCGCTGGCCGAGGCCCATGCGTCCAGTCCCGTAACCGTCTGCTTTGTCCAGTCGGCAAACCCTTTGTAAAGGTCGCTGGCGAGGTCAACTTTGTATTGCCACGTTTCGCCGTCTTTGCGGAACGTCACTTGCCACGGGTGCGGTGGGGCATCTGCTCCCGCGATGTAATACCCATTGGTTGCGGGAAGGGTTCCCGTGCGTTCGCTTCCGACCGCGCCCTCAACAACGGTGCTGATGGAGTTGTCGATGCGAAGCAGGATCTTTCGCAATCCGTCTCCCCGGGTGAACAGGACGGGCACGAATCCCTTGTTGAAGTAGGTCGTGTCACCATTCTTGATGGCGGCGGCGGTGGCGTCGTCCTTCTTGAATTCGCGGATCTCTTTCTGCCGCTCCATGTATTCCCCGCGAGTCTCCCCCTCCAGCCTTTCCCGCCCCATCATGGTGCCCCTTTCGTCCTTGTGGGGGTCGGTGCTTTCGTTGCGCCCGAGAAGTGACCCGTGCTGCTGCTCCAGCGGCCCCTTGTAAGGCTCTTGATGCTCGGGGAATCTCAGGGGCTCCTGCGGCGTGGAAAACGTCGGCGGCTGCTCTTTGGTGCCCGTCAGGAGGGTTCCATGCTGCTCGGACAAACTCATCCTTTCCTCAACAGGCTTTGGTTGCTCAACGACGCCTCCAAGAAGGGTGCCGTGTTGTTCGGAAAGCGTCTGCGTTGGCGGTGCCGGGGGCGGAGGAGAGTTGATTCGCGCAAACGTTTCGCTGGCGGGCTCTCTGTGCTGGATGGAGAAGTCGAAACCCCCATCCCCTGACGGGGTAGCGGGGGCACCATTGATGGTGATTCTCTTTAGAGCGTCGGCGACCGCCATCCGTGCCGCCTCGGCCATCAAGTCGTCCGTGACCGGAGGCTGAAACGGCAGCGAGGGCATGGACGGGAACGGGGGCGGTGCCTCCACAATCGGAGGACGCTCCTGTTCTGCCGCCAATGCGGTAAGGGGGTCTTTTGACGCGGTGCTTGCGGCCTGCTCACGAATCAGATCGCGGGGGCGGGTGTCCTCGTTCTTCGGGATGGGTGCCTCGTCAGACATACGCAGGGAGCAACACTTCGATGATTTCCGTCACCCAAATACCCTGTTTCCAGTGTTCGGATTGACGAGACGTTTCGACGTATTCGCCCCAAGGTAGATCATGCACGGGAGTTGCGGGAATCGTAAAAGTTCCGCCGCTCGGAAGCGACACGACAATTTCATCACGGATGCACTTTGGCAGGTTGAGCGTGAAAACGGATGTCCCGGTCGAAGTCGAGGTTGAGTTCGATGTAAAATTCGACGTGCTGTTGTTGGTCCCCTGACTGGTTCCGTTTGAAATGCTGGTGTTGTCCGACTGGCTAGTGCCCGTGTTGGTCGAGGAACTCGTCGATGACGACGTGCCCGAACTCGTTCCAGAGTTGGTCGAAGATGTCGTGCTGGTATTGGTCGAGGAGTGGGTTCCTGACGAGGTTCCGCTATTCGTGGAAGAATTGGTCGAGGATTGCGTCCCGCTACTGGTTCCGCTGTTGGTTCCAGAGTTTGTGCCGCTGCTGGTCCCTGTGCTGGTCGAGGTTCCGGTTGAAGCGTTCGTTCCCGAGTTGGTCGAAGTGTTGTTTCCGCTCGACGTGTTGCTCGATGTCCCGCTGGTGGTTCCCGAGTTGGTCGAGGACTGCGTTCCGCTCGACGTGCCGCTGTTGGTGCTGGAACCCGTGTTGCTGTTCGTCGAGGAATTGGTCCCTGAATTGGTTGAAGTGTTGGTGCCAGTGTTTGTCCCGCTCGACGTGCCTGTGGTGGTGTTGGTCGAACCACTCGATGAGGCGCGATTTGTTTGCGGATCTCCGACAAGCGGGGCTCCAATGTCCGAAATTGTCGTGCTGTCGTTGCTTGTTCCGCTGCTGGTGCTGGTGCTGGTGTTGGTCCCTGAATTGGTTCCGCTCGATGTCCCGGTCGAAGTGCTTTGCGACGTTCCCTGACTGGTCCCCTGACTGGTCCCCTGATTGGTGGATTGATTGGTCGAGGAGTGCGTTCCAGTGTTCGTGGATGAGTGCGTTCCGCTGGTGGTCGAAGTGTTGGTGCCCGTCGAATTTCCCGTGTTGGTCGAGGTTGAAGTCCCGGTCGAAGTGTTGGTGTTCGTCGATTGACTGGTCCCTTGGTTCGTGCCCTGATTCGTCGATTGACTGGTCGATTGACTGGTTCCCTGACTGGTTCCTTGACTGGTCGATTGACTGGTTCCGCTATTGGTGCCGGAACCCGTGGACGTTGAAGTTCCCTGATTTGTGGACTGACTGGTAGATTGATTGGTCCCTTGCGCCGTTCCTTGATTGGTCGATAAGTTGGTCCCTTGGCTTACCGTGTGATTCGTCGAATAGCTGGTTCCGCCGCTGGTTCCGTTGTTGGTGGACGTGCCCGAGGAAACGGTCGCTGTGACACTGGTTCGACTGTATTCAAAGGAGATGTGGAACGGACGTTCCCAATAGTTGAGTGGCTCGGGTTCCTCGGTTGGAGGACCGAACGAAAACTTGCGGGTGAAGCGGGCTTTGAGCGGAACGCTCGGGACGACTTTCCACGATGGCGTCGAATACCACGACTCCGACCCGCCGACGATGAGTGACTCCAGAACGTCGGGGAAGATGTTCTCCTTGCGGAGTCCATACCATACTTGATCGGTAGGCAAGACCGCCGAGGATCTTGTTTTCCAAGTGTGCCATGCGTCCTTTGGATCAAGTTCAATGGCCCGAATGATTCCTCCGTCGTCGATCACCCCGCCCTCTCCAGCGTCTTGTGCGTCAACGATCTGGCGGGTGTAGTTGAAAACAACCCCGTATCGAGAGTCCACTTGTGCGCCCCGCAATTCGGGGAAGGCGTCGGCGATGATCGACTTCTTGAGGTTGTGCGCCCCGTTGGCCCCGATGGGTTCGGAACTGCTGTCGAGGACACCAAAACCCGAGTCCGCGTTGGCCCCGGGGTCAACAAGGCGTTGCTCGGTGCGGGCAACCAGCCCCCCGAAGTCACTGATGAGTTTCTTCCCGAGGAGTTCGGTGACGTAATCCAACGTCTCAATGCTCGTCTCCTTGACCGCAACACTGTCGTCCTGCGGGGTGACGATGGACTCACTCCCGGGCGCGTCCACGTCATCGGGGGCGGTCCCTGTGGCGACTTTGGTTTTGGTGGTCGCGGTGGTCGCCGAAATGATGAACTGCTCGGGGATCTCGCGGGGAACAACCTTTTTCGCCCCCGGCACCGCTGGCCCCGGGAGGAGTTCGTAAACCCGCACGACATACCAGTTGTTGTCGTCGCCCTGCGCCTTGCCCTGCGCCGTCAAGACGTGTTCAGGAAACGTCGTCTTGTCAGGGTGCGAGGAATACTTGGCCAACCACTCGAATTTCCCCGACCGCACGGGAAGGGTTTCCGTGACTGCGGTAAACGACGGGCTCTGCTCGACCAGTTCCAGCTTTCGCAGGAGGTCTTTGGATGGACGCAGTTGAATCGCGTCGTGGCGGAGGTTTATCGACATGTCGGGATTCGGTTCGGGTAATGCCCCGCCGACCCCGTTCTGGAGACTGCCTCATCCGGCAACATGATGGAGCGGGCAATCGCCGCCTCCTTCTGAATGGCCTTTTCGGCGGCGGAGTTGGAAAAGCTCGGGTGCGACACAAAGAGTTCGGTCGCAATCGGCAGAAGGACCGACTCAACCCAATGGAGAGGAAGAACCTTGCCCGGGTCGGTGAACGGCCCGTCCTCCTCATCCCCCGTGGCAATCACGTCGGCCATGACGTAATGAGGAGGGTCAACCTTTTCGCGCCACCGAACAGGGTAAATTTGATCGGGAAGGGGGTTGAGGCGGAGGAACTTTTTCGGTGCCCCGTCGGTGAAGATGGTTGTGACAAGCGCGGCCCGAGGCTGCGCGGTCATCTTTTTGGTTCCGGCGTAACCAGAGTTGAAGGTGTTGAGGTCCGCCTCGGTGGTGACGACCACGATGGGCGGAAACCAGTTCGGCATCTCGATGGGGTCAATGACCGTCCGAACATCAGAGGCAAGGGCAATCGCGTCGTGATAGACGACCGCCGAAACGGTTCCGCTGGCCCCCGGGTGCGGGCGGGCAAGGCGGGTCGAGGAAAGGAGAAGGTTCTCCCCGCCAGAATCACCATTTACTGTGACCGAACACCCCACCATATCCGCTTCCCACCCTGAAACGACCGTGATCGTGTTGGAAAATTGTGTGACCGTGACCAAGATGTTGCGAGGGGGCTTGATGACCCCTCCCCCGGGGCGTTCCGACAGATCCTTCGGACCATCCCGAAAAATCTGCTGCATGGCCATGTTCAGCTTGTTCAGAGCAAACTGGATGTCTCCGTAGGCACCGTCGCCGCCGCTCGCCATGCCGGGGCTGGTCGAATTCGTGTTGTTCGCGGGGTTCAGGTCGCGGACACCGATATACGACAGCATGTGCAGGACGATTTGCTGGACGGTCATGGGATGTCAGGGTTCGGGAACTCTTTGGCGAGGATGGCGTCGATGTAAGCGGGGGTTGTCGCGGAAGTCCCGGGGTCGGCCCCAAGCACCTTGGCCAACCCCTTGAGGGCTTTGGGCGTCATTGCTTCCAGTTCGGCCCTGCGCTCGTCGGATGACTGTGGGGGGGATGACTGCCCCTCGGGCTCGGGAAGCGTCTCCAGCGGGCTCACAGGCTCGGGCGCGGGGGGTTCCTCGACAGGGGCGGGAGTGGGTTCCGGTTCCGGTTCGGAAACGGGTGCGTCGGCATCAACGATGTCGGCGACGAAAAAGGTATAGCCAGCACGGCGACCGCCGAGGGCAATGTCCCAACAGGCTTCTTGCCAGTCGGAGAAGGGCATCCGAAATTCAAGCAAGCGTTTGCCTGCCACGGGTTGAGCGGAGCCGTATTTGTAGCCAGAACGCCCGATGACGGGAACAGGGAATTGGCCTCGATAGTCCCTGTTTTGGAGGATGACGATTTTCATGGATTTTGGTTGGAAAATTGAGGGAAATGCTGGCCGAGGGTTTCCCCCCGGCCAGCAACCCCATGAAGCGGCGGTTAAGCCACAATCTGCGGTGCGCCGGGGACGATCAGCGCAGTCTCCATGACAACGAAACCGGGGAAGGTTCCGTCGTGACGGGCGACGACTTGGTTGCCCCAAACACCTTCCGCGCCGATGGCGTGGTCCATGTTGTGATTCCGGTGTTCCTCGGTGCGAGTGCCCATTTGCGGGGACGACTTCGAGCCGTTGATCGAACCCGTGCCGCAAGCAAGTGCCTGCGCCCCGAGTCCGAGGATGCGACCAAACGCCTGACCAGCGGCATTGCACTCCACGACAACCGCGTTCTGCACGAAGTTGGTGGTGCGCTTGCCAGCCGCGCCGACAGCAAGGGCACCGCCAGATAGGGTGATCTTGTTGCCGTCGTTGACCTGATACGGGAACGTCCCGTAGGTGCCGTCAGGGTTGATGATCTGGAGCCAGCGGGTCACGTTGGTCACAGCGGCGATGGTGTCGCCATTGTAGAACGTGTAAGGCGCGTTCGAGAAGAACTCGAAATACTGCGGAGCAGGGGAGTCCGCCGCGTCGTAGTTCCACCCGCCACCTTGGATGATCGTCCCGGTGGTTGCGCCAGTGATGGCGGCACCGAGAAGGGCGCGAGGCTCCAGCGGGGAACCGACTGGCCCCTTGTTGGAGTGGTCCTTCATATACCAGCGATACAGACCGTGCCCAAGCCAATCCACGAATTCACCCGTGAAGTTGTTGTTGCTGTCGCCGCGCACCTGACCGTTCTGGACCGCATCAACATACGTCGGCTCGTTTTGCAACGGGCGGAGTGCGCGATGGGTAGCGAAGATGGTGAACTTTTCGACAGGAGAACCCGTTGGGTCTTTCGTGATGTTCATGGGAATAGCACCAATGCTCGGCATGAGGTCGCCGATCTTAGTGATGCTGGCCGTGTCGAACACGAATTCACCAACGATGTCGGCACGACTCCCAACGCCATCGGGGAAGATGAGGTTGCGGGCACCCTTGACCGTGGTGGTCGCCTGAATGAGACGCATGAGGTTGTCGTCCGAACGCTTTTTGGCGTGCAGAAGTTTCAGCCCTTGCTTGATGACCGTATCCAGTCGCCCGCCGATAACAGTCTCGTCGCGGGAGATGGCGGTGAAACCAACGCCGAACCAGAAGCGTCCGATTTTGACCGGGAAATTCCCGGTTTTGATCTTCTGCTCCGAGCCGATGCGGTTGCCCTCGCCAGCAACGCCGGGACCGCCGAAACCAGCAATGGTCGGGACGTTCACAGTATTGCCCTCCACCTTTTCGGTGTCGGTGATGGTGACGACGGGTTTGCGCGACTCGGCGGGGCCAGTGAAGTTATCGGCAAACGGATTCTCTTGGTAGAGGTGATCCGCGCCCATCAGGATGCTGCGAACCCATAGTTCCTCACGGACCTTGGGATTTGCGGCGACCAATTCAGCGGCGGTGGTGGCGTTGATGCTGGCGTAAGCCATACCAACAATGAAGGGCGAGGCTCCGAAGGCATGGAGCGTGTCGAGGGCATGGAGGATGCCGACGACCGCAACAGCCAAAACGATGCCCACCCAATTAGGAAGATTGATGGTCTTCATAGTGCTTGTGTGGTTGTGTTTTGTGACTGAGAGAGAAGGCACCAATGAGGCCACAAGGGCTGATTCGATGTTTTGGAGCGACGGTTTCTACTGGATAATCCAGCCGCCTGATTTTGCCCCGAGCAACTCATCTGCAAGCGCGGGGTTAGCCGTGACTGCGCTCATAAGTTCCTTCTCGGTGACGGGGGTTCCCACATCCAACGGACCACTAGATCCACTGGCAGGGTTCACCCGTCCTTTGGGCTGCGATGCCTGACTCCCGTTGGACGACGGGGCTTGCTTCGGGGCTCTGAGTTGCGCGAGGGCTTGGTCAACCGTGATTGACCCATTCTCGGCCATGCGGGCGGCAAGCCTTTCGGCTGCTTCCTGCGTGACCAATTTCGGGGCGCGTTCGGAAAAAAGCAAAAGGTGGTCGGGGTGCGACTCATCCTTCAACTCTGCAATCAGGGCAGCTACCTCTTTTCCGAGAGGGCTGCTCGGGTCGTTGGCCGAGGGAAAGACTTGCAGGACATCCTGCTTGACCTTTTCCCGTGCGCTTAACCTCTCCTGCTGAATCTGTGCCTGTTGAGTGACTTTCGCCTCCTCGAACTTCTCCAAATCCCGTGACAACTTGGATTTTTGGTCCATCAGATCCCGAACTTCCTTGGTGAAAAGTTCGGTTTCCGCCGCCGCGTCGAGTTTTTTCTCGATGTCGGCAAGCTGTGCGCGGAGTTCGGTTTCAGGGTTTGTGGTCGTGGCGTTTTCCGTTGGCGGTGGTGTCGCCGATTGGGACTTTTTGTTTCTGTCCTCAACCAGTTCCAACGCCTCTTTGAGCGTCACGTCCTGCCCCTGATCCCGTAACTCTTTGCGGAGTTTGATCGCTTCCTGTTCGTCCCCGCTGAATTGAGCCGTGGAGATCCGGTTCGGCAACACCTTCCCCGTGGCGGGGTCAACCGTAGGCTCGGGCGGCGGCGGTGCGTCGGCGTCTCCGCCTGACGGTTGCTGCTCCCCCGGGGGTTCTTCGGTAGGTGGCGTTACTTCCGGCTCCAAGGCTTGCCCGCTCGCAATTTTGAGTCCGTCCTGCAAAGCCTGTTCGGCTCCTTGGGCGTCAAGCGGCAGCGATGGTAATATGTCAGTGTCCTGACCCTGTGGTGTGGCGGCAATTTCGGCCTGCGTTTCCATAACGAGGCCCGTCGTTGAGACACCGCTATGCCAGCGCAAGCCTTTTTTTCTCGTCCTCGTTCCGCTTCCGTCTTTCCGCCGTGGAGGTTCCGTCTGACCTCATTTCCCCCTTGGCCCTCAAGAACGAGGAGCAACGCCTCGTCATGTCCCGCCAGTCGATTTTGACCCGCTTGTGTTTCATCGTTTGAATAGAGTCATTGCCCGACGCCATCTTTCGTCCCGAATTTCCTGCTCGGCCCATAAGCAGGTTCGGGAAAATCGGAGCATGATTCGTAGAACCCATCGCCTCATCCGATGAGTAGGTAAGGAATCGTCTCCTGACCGCACCGCTTCATCTCGGAATAAGCGAGCGTTTGAAAAGCAAGCCACTGGTCGGGATAGACCGTCTGACACCCGAGGGAGCTGGTCGTGTTGTATCCGCCCTTGTGGATGTTGATGGCGATTCCGGTGGAGTCGTAGTAATCCCCTGTCCTCGCGTTGTAGCGTCGAACAGGAAGCTCCTCGTCCTTGGTCGCAGGCCGGAAGGCGGGATACCCTCCCCCGGGCTTGGAAAGCCCGTGTTTGCCTTTGCGGTAGAGATAGAGCCCCGGCTTGAGGGTGGACACGTTCTGCTTGAGAACCGACGGGTCGGTGTTGGCGTTGACCGTCAGATAGGCAGAGGGCGAGACAAAAAATAGGGCGTCATCGTAGATACCCACGTCGTTCGCCCCTTTTTTGCCCATCGTGTCGAGGTAGTAACCCCTGACCCCCATGATGACGCACGGGTGAACCACAAGATCCACGCCGAACTTTTTCAGGAGTTCGAGGGTTTTGTCCTTCGGTTGCTGCGGGCGCGAGTTTGGGATGTTCACTGTTTTTTCTTGGTGAGTGGCATGAGGGACAGGAGCAGTTCAACGACCGCCGCCGCGCCCTTGTTGGTGTTCGCCCCCGCAATGCCATCGGTGGTAAGCGGAGCGGTCGGAACATTGGTCAGCGTGAGAACCTTGTTGAGCGTGTCCTGAACCTGCGTGGTTCCCTTCTTGAGAAGGTAAGTGGTCACTCCGTTCAGTGTGCCGACGATGATGGCAACGAGTCCGCCAGCCACCAGCGAGGCGATGACTAGGGGATTCACGGAGGATAGGTCCAGCCACGGGACAGCGACGGCGGCTTTCGCCACAACCGACCCGATTACGGCGGCGATGAGGGACGTGAGAATAGGAATGAGCCAAGTGGCGAGTTTGCCAGTCAGCCCCTTGATGAGTTCAGTGAGTTGGGTGTTCATGGTGTTGGATTGCGGTTCTGGTTTGTGTGGTCGTGAGGCTACTTGTCGTAGCAGGAAACTCCGTCGCCGTGGTATTGGATGACTTTTCCGAGGCGCATCCGTGCGTCTTCGATGTGGCGCACGGCGAGCATGGCTTGCCCCTTCTGCTCGCCCCGTTGCCCGTCGAATGTCGGAAGGGCGTTCAGTTCGTCGCATTTGACGATGGACCGCGCCTGCATTTCGAGGTCTTTGAGTTGTGCCCGCATGTCATCCAAACATTGAATCAGGGTTCTTGGCGGCTTGCTTTCGGTATCAGGGTTCATGGGTTTACTTGTATTGGTTGGTGGTAACGGTGACGTAGTTGGTCCACCCATTGAGATAAGGGGTGGTCAGGGCGTTGGGTTCGTAGCCGAGTTTGACGAACCCGTATTTCCCCATGTCCGCGCCACTCGGCGGCACGGGGATAGAGATTCCGATTTGTTGCCCCGCGCAACCCGTGAGGGCAAGCACGGCGGTGAGGAGGAGGAGTTTCGTTTTCATTCTTCGTCTATGTCGCCGATTTCTGCGTGTGAGTGACCTGCGCGACGACGCAGGGCTCGAAGATGTTCCAGAACTTTTTGATGCCGTAGCGCATCTGCGTTCGCCATTGCCGTGAGTGCGCTTACCGCATTGGCGATGTTGGCGTTCATGGCGACGAGAATTTCTTTGATGCCTTGATGGTCGTATTTACAAGCCTGCGCCTGCTCCAAAACCAGCGTGGCGCGTTCTGCTTTTGAAGTAGGCAGTTTGCTTTGAAGCCACGACGAGAAAAGATTGCCGACCGTGTTCAATACGGCCATGCCTGCCCCTACGACGGCGGCTATTCCGATGACGTGACCAAACGTGATCGGCATTTCGGAGGCTGCTTCGGCAAGTAGTGGAATCATTTCAATGGGCTTCTATTGGCTAGGGTTTTGGTGTTGGGTTGGGTTGGGTTGGGTTAGTTGCAATTCAATGTTGCGAGCAAGATCGAGCAATGCTGCCGCCGCCTGCAATCCTCCTTGGCGCACGGCGACATCGAGGCTTTGCATGACAAGCTTTGCTTCGGGCTCAGTAAGAGTGACGGTCTTATTCATTGGTGGAAGGGTCTTCTTGCTGCTCTTGAAGGGCGAGAGCTTGCGCTGCCAGCCACTCTTTGACGGGGCCGACGGCCATAACGATTGCCGCAAACGCCGCTTGAAGTTCTGGAATTTCTGCCAAGGCTTTTGGAAGGTCGTTGACAAGGATGGTCTGCTTCCCTTCGGGGAGCATGTCGCCAGTGGTTGAATTCACGGGAATGAACTCGGCGGAAAGTTGCCCTGCATCAGAAGACGGCATGAGGGCCGTAAGAGAGTAGAGCCAGAGAGCGTCGAATGTCTTGGCTTCCACGGGTGGCACGGTGACGGGTTGATCGGATGGAATGATGGGATTCATTGGATTAGGAGAGAGTAATTGTTCCGCTTCTGATAGCATCATCAAGGCCGCGCATTTTGAAAGTAAGCGTCGTGTTGCTGGTGGCTTCAACAACGATTTCACCTCTTACGGAACTTGGGGTAACACTGGAAGACGGATAAAGCGTTAGATTGCCAGCGGCAAGACCAGCAAAGGCGGAATCAGATGCCGTCTTAATTTCTAAGGTTGTTCCATTTCTTTTGATAGCGGGGAAAAGGTTTGTTGTGCCACCAAATTGTAAGGTGCCAAAATCCGTTTCCGCCACATTTGAAAGTTTAAGCGTTCCGTCTGCTGGAGATTTCAGCATGGTCCTTGCACTCCAATAAAGTGCCGCTGATGCTGCAACACGAATTTGACCACCTGACAAAAATCCTCCGTCAGCATTGAAAAAACCGCTAGCATCAATGTATGCCCACCTACTTCCGTTGCGCCAAAATTCAATAGCGCGGTCTGAACCCGTCCCAAGTTTTTCCGTTCCGATACGGAGGATGTTGGAAGTCCAACGGATGAACCCTCGTTCGTAGTTGGAAGCATCGGTGTAGGTGTTGTAAATGCGAAACTCTTGGGCATTGGTTCCGTTCCTTTGGGCAAGGATGTTTGCGGCATCCCTTGTAATGACCAAATCAGCAGAGGACGTTATGTTTGTAGAAGATGCCCATGCGTAGCTTGAATCAGACCTAATCACTGGCCCACCTGCGCCAGAACCGATTTGCATGGTGGCTCCACCGTTGCAAATAAGAGTGAGAACTGTGCCAGAAGCCGCTGCGCCAACTCCGGTATCCGTTGTTCCAAAATAGAGATAGCCAGCCGAAAAATTCCGCTGCAAACGAAAGAGCGAAGAACCATCAATGGTAATGTCTAGCAACTTTGAACCGCTTGCTGAATTAAGGCTTGCGGTGTTTGTTACTGCGAGTTTCAGGCTTGTAAAAGCTACTGCTGAGTTGTTCCAAACTTGTGCTAAACCCAGAACAGGAGCAGAAGCGGTAAGCGTTCCGTTGTTTCCTGACAACGTTGTGAACGCGCCAGTCGAGGGAGTTGTGTTTCCGATGGCGGGAGGCGAAGCCAAGTCGGTAAGTTTTACTAGCGTTTGAGGGGTTCCCGACCCATCGAAAAAGACCAACGCATTTCCGTTGCGATAAAGATCGCCCGAGGACGGGCTTACAGAGGGAGCCGAAGGCAATCGCAAAAACGAGGTCGGCTCAATGGACAGCGGGGTTAAAGCGTCTCCCGAGTGATTGATGGTGTCTCGATTCACCGGATACCATGTGGCCGAATCAACAGACTGCGCGTAAATGAACAAAATCGCCTGCTGCCATGAGCCTTCAAGACCAGCGACAACAGAACCATCTTTGTTCAAGACGGTGGCCGGAATCGTTCCTCCCTTAGTCACGACTTGGCACAGGTCGCCTAGCTGGTTGCCCGTAGTTGGAAGCTGGAGGATTCCTCCAACTCCGGTGCAGAATACAAACACAAGTTGATTCCGTGCCGCCGTCAACACAGATGGAGTCGAGCTAAGATATTTCGTGCCAGCAAACGTCATTGGCTCGGGAGGGAACACGCTTGGCTTTCCTGTAATGTCTTCCCATGCCGACGCCCCTGCCGCGCCTTGTGGCCCCTGTGGTCCTTGTGGCCCCTGCGCCCCTTGCTCGCCCGCAGGCCCAACAGTCGGAACCGCAACATCGACCGTTTGAGTAGGCGGAATCGCCGCCGTGATCTGGTAGATTTGGGCGGGTGCCGGAACTGTGATTTGATAATTTTGCGACATGTCAGGCAACTCGTTGCGTCACGTCGGACACAACCTTCCAGACTCCATCGAACAGCGTCCATACGTCGTCGGCTGCCGTCTTGATTTGAACGTCAAAAACGTAGCGACCACTGATGTCGTTGTCAGTGGTGTCGATGGAAAAATGAGATTCCCCGTTTGTCGGGTCGTCGTGTGCTGTAACTTTTTTGGAGATGAGAGCGGAGGCGTCAGGCACCCCCGCTGACTTCTTGACGGTAAGAAAAAGAGATGCTCCCGTGATGTCGTAGGGCGACCCGTTGGCTTGCGTAACGATGATATTAAGACGCCCTGTGTCGTTTCGCTTCCACGTTAGCTCAATAGGCGCACTCATTGCTGTTTGAGATGGAGCGCATTACACCGAGGAAGTGTGAACAGTCACGTCCCACCCGACCGTATCGCCGACGTAAACAATTTCGACACGCGATTTGGCCGTTGTGACATCGACGAGGGAATTGACACCATTCCAGATCCCATTGATGCGGGTGGTCTGATTGCCCACGATGCGGAGGGTTCGGGTGGAGGCAACGCCTCCAACAAGAACGTCGGTCGCCTCCTCGGCAACAACGTCTGTGAGTTCTTCGCCTTCATCGTTGATGCCGCACGACAAATCATCAATCAATTCGAGGGCAGCTAAAATTGAGCCGATGGTTGAAACGCCTGACTCATAGTTGATGACCAAAGACGACGTAGTGTTGACGATTGATTCAGGAACATTTTCATCAGTAGGCACAAACGAAATTTCTTTGGCCTGATTCCAAAGCGTTCCCGTGAACCTGATGCCGTTGATTGTCACCGCTGGCATGGTCGGAAGGATGTTGCTGCCGAAACTGCCAAAGGCGTCGAGGAACACAATCCTGTCGCCGAACTGTGGTGCCTCTACGATGTCGTTCACACGAACTTCAATGGAGTTGCTCGACGTGCGCCAGTGGCGAGCGTCCACAACGTAGGACTGGTTGAGCTTCGGCTTGAACTGTCCGATGGTCGCACCGTCTTTGCCCGGGGCGTAAAGCTGGTAGCGGAGTTTTTCACCGTCCAGAACCACCCTGTTGTTCCGGTCGAGAATGGCGTGAGCAAATAACGAGTGAGGATTGACCTGCTTTTCCAAGCGGGCTTTTTTGCGGAGGCGGTCGATAGCGTTCATGGGCGTTTATTCAGTCACCTGTGCGGCGAACAGACAGGACGCCGAACTGATGGTTTTGGTGTCGAGGGTGGACGAAAACACGGCGACGATGCCCGCCGCGAAGGCGACAGGCGCGGCCCGCTCGATCAGGAAGTCCGTGTTGGCACCAACCTTGATGGCAATGACGGGAACGGCCCCGTCGGCAGGCAGCGTGGCCGAGTCGAACAACTGGACAAATCCTGCTGCCGTTGTGTGCCCTGAGAGGGACACCAGAGCGGCGGGGCGGGCAACGAGGATCTTCGACGCTTCGAGAGCGGAAGATGAGACGGCAGCGACCGGAATTCGTTCAACCGGAACCCACCAGTTGAAAATGTCGCGGACGGTTTTCCCGAGGGAACGGGGTTTTTTGAGCGTGGCCATGTGTGTGTCCTCTTACGAGGGGCTGATGTTGAGAAAAGTTACTCGGCTTGGACTTCGGTGCCCGTGGCGGCGGCGTTGATGGTCACGATGTATTGGTAATTGATCGTGCCGTTTGACTGGAGGGTGCCTGTTCGAGTGATGGCGACCTTCGTTGGTTTGTCGGCCAAGGCGAGAGAATCGTAGTAGAGGAACAACCGTTCCATGAGGGCGAAGACAATCTTGCGCCAGTCGCCAGTTGTGACGTGCGCTTCGGCGTCGGTCAGTTCGGGCAGAGACTTGGCACCAGCGGCGGTCGCGGTCGTCAGGGAGAGGGTATTGGTGCCGTTGGTTGCACCGGGAAACAGAAGCGTGGGTGTGGCGGCGAATGACATGGCGGTAGGTTGTTGAGTGTGTGCCTTGGGATGTTACTCGGGGTTGGCAAGACTTTTTTCATCCCTTTGCGCGTCGTCGAATTCCACGTCCGCCCATTCATGGATCGCTTTCAGGGACACCCGAAGATGACAGGCAATCGTTCTCTCCTCGGCGGTCGTGTGCAGGTCCAATGCGTCCGCCTCGGCTTGATCCAAGCGGGGCTTGACGCACTCCTCAAGGAACCACTTGAACTCAGGATTGGCCCGAAGCACCGCCAGCCTCGACAGGCGGATTCTCAGGTTGGTTAGGGTCTGTTCCTTTGGATCTAATGACATTTTGTTCATCGACGTGTTCTTGTTGTGTGCCCGGGACGTAACCGGACGCCTGCTCCATCTGACGTTTCACGGACGGCGGGGCGTCCTTGTAGTTGAGGATTTCCTTGGGCTCCTGATCGGGCTTTTGCGCCTGCGCCTGCTGCCATGCTGCAACGTCCTGCTCCGTGACCTTGGGGAGCAACTCGTCGGCGTCGGGCACTTCGAGGCTCTTGAGTTGGAAGATGTAAAGCGGGCGAAGATGGAACTGTTGATACGGGTTCAGTTGGAAGTAGCGCAAGCAAATCGCTTCCGACTTTTCATTCACCGCCAACTGCTCGACCGAACGGCTTCGCGTAAGGAGAAGTCGGATGTCCTTTTCGATGTCTCGGATTTCCTCGCGGTTGAGGGACACCATTGAACTTTCCTCCTCGCTGAAAACCGAAACGATGGGGTCGAGGTTTTCCAGCAAGACGGAAACCACTTGACCCATGATTGCCGTGATGGCAACGGACTGGTCGATTTCGGCATCCTTGATGAGAATGTCGCCGACCCGCTCAAGGTTCAGGATGCCCGTGGCAGTCTTGGACTGGTTGAGGTTGGAGGCGGACGCATCCTGCGCGGAGATGGAACCCCACAGAAGATCCCCGGCCTGCTCCATTTCCCGCATAAGGGCCATACCCATCTCGGAGGGTTGGGCCAGATTGACCTGAAACAGTGGAGGGTTCTTGGCGTCGTATCCGTTCTCCACGTCGAGAGTATCGTTGCCACCGTAAACAATCGGGTTTCCATCTTTCCACTGACGCACCGAGTTCCTGACCCTGAATCGAACCGTCTCGGACTTGGAATCGGCCACGTTCACGCGGTTGAACTGCCCGTCGATATAGAGCCCGTGGTCCTCCATCGTGGCGAACACCCCGACGGCATACCAGCGGTTCGGAACACTCTCGATGCCCGGGATGACCTCGAACGGGCGTTTCTCCATGTGCCTGTGCAGGTAGTCCCAAAAGATCAGCTTGTTGTTCAGCATGTCGAACACCATGAAGATTTCCTCGGACTCTCCATCCCCGTCGGCGTCGAACCTGCGATACACTTCGGCGAGAGGAACCTTGACCGCTTCGGCACTTTTCGCCGTGAACTCGTCCTCGCCGTGAGCCTCCTTGGCGGCTTCTTCACCGGAGATTGGGTCGTTGGCAGTCAGGCGAGACTGGTAAATCTTGAACGTGTCGATGTTCCCGTAAATCTCTTGCACCTGATCTTCGGGCAGGTCCATGAGTTGCACGACGCAATCAGCCTTGTGGACGCTTTCTGCCGTCAGCGGGCAGAGGAATGAGCGGTAGTCCACCACGCGGCAATCGACGTTCTTGTAGTGAATTCGATACTGCTTGAGCGACGGAACATTCTGGAACTTGTATTGCCCCTCGGTCATCTGGAACGTCGCCTCTTTTTCGAGGCGAAACACCCCTTCAACATTCGGGTCGGCGAAAAAGTTGTCGTCCTTGTAGATGAATTGGCCGGATACTGTTTTGACCGGATTGCCCGTCTGGTCAACCAGCACTTCGGCATCAGCCATATACGGGCTGGACTCGATCAGGTAGGTGATCTTTGCCACCGCTTCATTGCGAATCAGGGCACACTTTTGCGCCATCCGAATCCCCTCGCGCACGTTGGACCGCTCGACTTCACGCTGGATGTATTTCTCGATCTGCTGCGCCAACTTCGACTTGGAATCACCCCCCACAATCCCCGCTTTGGCCGGGAGGATGGCAAAGAACGGAGACGTGCCGAGTAGGTCATCCCTCATCTTGGCGGCGGTTTTGCGGACGTAACGCTTGTTCGTGCCCTTCGTGAAGTTGCTGTTGTTGAAGATCCCGCCCAACCCCTTGCGCCATGAGTAGTCGCCGTCGTAGCTGTCCTGATACCGTTGCCTCATGCCGAGAAACGAGTCGGGACGGATGGTTCGGGAGTGTTCGAGCCCCATCTCCTGCATGAGTTCCTCGATGCGGGTTTTCGTCGTTTCCTCCAGTTTGGCAAGCTGCTCTTTCGTCAGCTTCATGCCCGTCTGAATCTTGGACGGGGGCATGGCGAGAGGTTGCGCCTGCGTTTCGTCGGTTTCAGTATCCTCGGGCGGAGCGGTCGGCGTCATTTCCGAAACCTCCTCGGGTTCGAGGGGCGGAAGAAGTTGGAGTCCTTGAACGAGTGGTTTCATGTCAGTTGAATCCGGTGAACATCACGCGGTTGTCAGTGGTTTTTTTGGGTGCCTGTGAATACGGCATGGCCGAGATGCTTGAGGCTTTTGGCGCACGTTCAAGCGCGGACTGCGCGACATCACGAATCCTCGCATTGATGAGTTGGCGTTGTTCCATCGTCCTCGCCATGCGGGCGGAGGCGTTCAGAACCTTGATGGCCTTGTAGGCGTCGGCCAGTCTTTTGCGGCGTTGTTCATCGGCGGGAGTTTCAGGGAACATCCGGCTTTTCTGGCGACGGTTGGCTTCCTCCCATGCTGTGAAAAACTTGTCGATCGCAAGACTCCTGCCGCTTTCCACCCCTCCCCGTGCGAAGGCACGACCGAACACAGGGATGTCAGAAGGTTCGAGTTCGCGGGTGGACGGCATGAGTCCGAGAGCCTTGCCCATCGTTTCCATGTCGCGGGTGTAGTCACCGAGCGCACCGCCCGTAAGAGCGTAGATCGCGGCGTCGAGACGGCGTGGGCTGACAGTCTTGGGGAACACGTCTCCAAGAAACTTGGACAGGTCGGAAGTGTAGGGACCGCGTTGCTCGCCGGGATACAACTTGAGTTCCTGTTGCGGCACAATCGGGCGGTCGAAGAACTCAACCTTGTTCGCGGCGTCCTGATACCATGCGTTCAGAAGCGGCGGCAACGACGTGGGGTTCGACGTTTTGATGATATGGTTGAACACCGCCTTCGCCGATTCGGGGTCTTGCTTGTAGAACGAGTCAAAGATCGCCTCGGGCACCGCCGAGAAGAAGTTGCCATACTCGAACGGGCGCGGGATCTTGAGAAGTTGGTTGCCGACCCGCACGTTGAAGAACAGGAAGCGGTCAGCCCAAGGAAGGTCATTATACCAGTCCTCGTCCTTGTTCATATACCAGAGGAGGAGGGTCGGGATGGTCAGGACCGAGAATCCCATCATGGCGGCTCGGGACGGGTTCTCCTTGAGGGCGCGGGCGAACAGTCTCATGCCCTGCACGCTGGCGTTGAAGAACGGCATGACCTGATTCACCTTTTTGGCGACGGCACCCGCCGCCATGAAGTCCACAGTGACACGCTTCGCGGCGAGACTCATGGCCAACGCCTGCCGCTGTGAAAGAGGAGACTCGCCATCCCACCCGACTTCTTTCGCCATGAGTTTCATTTCCGCGATACGCGGTGCCGCTTCGGTGACGCTCAACAGTTCGCGGAGCATTTCGATGGGGTGATTGACGATCTTTTCCGTCATGCCGTGATACATGCGACGGTGCGACGTGGCAGCGATTTGCATGTCCACCCCGAGAGGTTGGCCAACCTGCACCCCGAAGCGGTCGAACTGCGAAATCCACTTGTCCTCAACACCCGTCAATCTCATCGGGTTGACGAGGGCGGCGAGAGAGGATGCCCAATGACCGAGCATGGTCCCGGGGTTGTTTTCCCTGCTCTGCGTCTGCATCAGGAAAGTCGGAAGATCGCGGACAGGGTTCGTGAACAAGGAGAAACTTGCCCGAAGTCCGGTCGTCCCGAGGCGGAACAGGCGGGCAGGCATCCCGAGGAAGAAATCGGCAATCTTGGGCAAGCGGTAAACCTCCAACCCCTGCAAGGCGTCGTAGAGGCGGGGCTCGACAAAATACCACTTGGTCTTGCCGTTCTGCGTGTAGGAGATGATCGGGTCGTTCCCCTTGGGAATGAGGGCAGGGCTGAAAAAGTTCAGGAGGGCATCCTCCTCGACCTGATCCAACTGGTCGGAGTCGAGGCCAAGTTGCTCCAACTGCTTCTTGATCTGCCCGATTGTCAGAGAGTTGCGGACCATTCCACGGGGAACTTCTTCCACGCGGAACCCGAGCCCCGAGATGCTCGACAGGCGAATGATGGCGTCCATGACCTGCCGCTTGTGAGCCAGAGCAACCAACCGTTCGGTGTGCTGGAGGAGGGCAGGAATCGGGTCGATGATGTCTCGACCGGAACCCCTGAAATTCTGGAGGGGATTTCCCGACTTGGCGTTCAGGTGAGCCTTGGCCGTTTGGATCTCGTCGTCCTCGAAAAATCGGCGGAGAGGGACGTAGAACTTCGAGGAGGACTCGATGCGGTCAAGCATGGTCGCCATGCTCGGGCTGGCCTGCCTGACGTAGTTCATCACGCCCGCGTTCCACTCCCAAACCTTCTGCGCGGCGATGTTGAACTTCGGATTCTTCCCGAGTTCCGCAATCAGGAAGCGGGCGTCCTCCTCGGTCATGCCGGGATTTCTGGAGGGTTTGGGCACCCCGTTTTCATCGGTGGCGCGAACCCATTCTTTCGTGTCCTTGTCGATGTCGAACCCGAGACGCTCCATCGCCCTGTGAGCCCAAAGGAACAGGGTGAACTGCTCCATCTGGTTCTCGACGGGGGCCAACGCTTCTTTGAGGCTTGCGCCTGCCGGATTGCCGTTGAAGTCCATCATGCCCTTTTCAACCATGTGGCGGGCGACGTGCCCCTCTTGGCCCCGGCGAACAGAGGCGATGAGATACGGGTCGTTCTCGATGTCCAACTTGCCCCGTCCTGCCCGTTTCAAAAGTTCGCTGGCCTGCTCCGACAAGTCCCTGATCGGCTTGAATTCTTCGATCCAGTTCTTGAACAACTCGTCCCGGTTGAAGATCGACATGAACTTCTGGAGGCGGGTGCGGACCTTGAGCGGGTCAACCATCTTGGCGGCGGTCGCGTTTTCGATGCCCTGCGCCCGATACTGGTCGAACAGGTCTTTGGCGATGAGGAGTTGCTCCCGAGCCTTCGGATACACCGACATGACGGTGTTGATGAAGAAATCGTGCGTGGCCGGGGCAACCAGAGCGGCGTTGTCTTGGGTCAGGTAGATCCGAACGAATTCCGCGAACCCCTCGACCGTGTAACTGGCCAGTGGTTGCTTCGACCCGTAGAGATTCTTGCCGAGTTTGAGGAGTTCCTGTTTGACCGCACTCGGGAGGGACTTGAGTGCGCCCGCCTTCATGGTCTTGTAAACCAGCTTTTGCAAGGCGTGTCCTAATTCGTGTGCCGCCACGTCGAGACTCAGAGCCTCGCGCAACCGGACAACCTCGGGCATTTCCTTGAAAACGCCCGTGACATCCTTCCGCCCGCGCATCCGGCCAACCCTGAACGGCAGGTTGCGCCCCGCCGCTTCCAGAACGGCACTCAACTGCCTGACGATTTCCCGGCGACCAATCCTCCGCCCCTTGAATTCGGCGGTCGGTTGTTCAGAGACAACGACTGGCTGACGCTCGATCATCTCGAACTCACTGATTTCCCCGTCGCCACCCTCGCCTGTGATGGGGTCTGTTGCGTGCCTGCTGACCACAGGATGAGTCGCGTCGGCCATCGGGGACGTGGACTCCCCAAAGGGAATCAACATCGGTGCAGGGCCAGCCTTGGCCCCTCCGCCCCGCGCCCATTGAGCGAAGTCACCCCAATACATTCCCCCGACCGACGCCAACCCCTTCCACCCCGGCGAGTAATTCTTGAGGTAGATGGCCCGGGCCTCGTCCTCGGTCTTGGCCCCGATGATGACCTTGTGTTCGTCGAATTGGTTCGTTTGCGGGTTGATCTGGTTGATGATGAAAACAGGTCCGTCGAAATCGACGGGGGTTCCCGGGGCAATGAAAACATCAACGTGGTCTTTGTCCTGCCCCTCCGAACCCTTGATGTAGCCGTAGTCGCCAAACATCGTAACGGACCATTGCTTGCCCGCCTTGCTGGTGCCTGTCCGCTGCGTGCCGTTCGGGTTCTCGATGGTGATGTCCAGACCTGAAAGGGTGACGTGCCCCTTCTTGTAGTTACCCGCCTCTTTCTGCGCTTCGGTCGGCTTGGTGTTGACCTCCTTGCGGGACACCTTGAGAACCTCGGGGGCCGGGGCGACACCCTGCGGGGCGACGGCTTGCTTTCCCTCTTTCGGGCTAACCTCCTTATCGAATTGTTTGGCCAGAGCAACAAAGGCGTCGAACTTGTTCCGAAGGAGTTCCCCGAGTGGGTCTTTCACTTCGTAACCGAGCATCTTCGTGGCGCGGGGCTTCATCCACTCGATCTGCTTCTGGTTGCGTTCGGAGAGGGGCGCGTTGGATTGAATCCCGAGCATCCGTTGCACGGCGGGATTGCTGGCTGACGTGGTGCCGAGAGGTTGCGCGTTGCCCGTGGTGACGACAGGCACCTTGATTTGCGCGTTGAACGGGGCACCCGTGATGAAGTTGAAGAACTCGGCCACCCTCGCTCGATCAATGTAGGTGCTGCGGTAGCCACGACCGCGCCGAGTGTAGAACCCATTGCCGCCTTCGGTGAGGGCAATCATGGCGGGGTTCGTGTTCAGCTTGCCCGACTTGTCGGTATCGACCTCAAAATACACTTGGTCGTAGTTCGAGTTGTAAGAAAGCGTTCCAGTGAACCCTGTTTTGTCGCCCTTGATTTCCGCGATGGTTGCGGTGACGCCTTCGAGCAAAACCTTTTCGATGAACCGTTCGGGAGTCTTGATGATTTCCTCGGAAACGCCCGTAAACGTGGAGGGCAGTTCGATGGCGACGAGTTCCGGTCCCTCTTTTTGCGTGAACCTCACGATGGAGCCCCGCACCCCGAGAGCCCGCATTTCGCGGAACCCGTTAAACAGGTTGCCCGTGATGACAAACCGCTCCGTCTCGACGGTTTTGGTTTCCTCCCAATTGTAAGCGAAAGATCGGCCAGTGTCGTATTCCGTCGAGGCGTGATAGGCACTCAAGCGGTCCTCCATCATGGTGAGTTGGAGTCTCTTGGTGTGATGCTTGGAGTTGTTGGTCTTGAGGACGACGTAGGACTCGGAGGGGGCCAAAGGCTTTTCCAAGTTGAAGTGAACGTCGGTAATGATTGCCAAAGCGGTTTCTCCGCCCGCCCCTGCGGCGTCGGCCCCGGTGCCCGCGTGGTAGATCCACTGTTGTTTCGCGTAGATGTCCGAAGAATACATGAAGCGGACTGCCGTTTGCGCCATCCTCCATGCCCGCTCAACCTTCTGCTCCAAACCTTGTCGGGTCTGTTTGGTCATCGCCTTCCCGCGTCGGTCGAGATGCTCTGCCGCCGTGGCGTCCAGAACTCGACGGTAATCTTCCAAGGTGGGTTTCTTGATGTTCTTGGCGTTCTCCAAAATTGGAACCCACCATTTGCCATCCTTGCCTTTGGCCGGATCACTTTGGCCCCAAGTGTAAACCGTGTCGTCTTTTTCCTCGGGCAAGAGTTCATCGGACGGGTCGGTTGCGACACCTTGAATATCCCACAGGGAAAAGTCGCCACGCGCAACAAGCCTCCCCCACTGTCCTTCAATCCTGCGACGGTTGGCGGACGCTTCTTTGTAAACCTCGAAGACATCCTCGGGCTCCTTGCCCGACTTGAACCTCATCTTCTGAATGAAGGACGGTTGAGCAAATTCGGATGTGCTGTCACCAACGGCACCCGTGAATTGAACTGCGGCACCGAGAGGCTCGGCTTTGTAATCAAGTGCCGCCGTCGAGAACGGGTCGATGCCATCGTTCTGCAACGCCTTGATTGTGCTGGTGAACCGCTCAATGACGCCATCGTAGAACGTTTCGGCAACGTAGGGGTCGATGACGCCCATTGCTCCAGTAATTTTACTGGTGAAGGCTCCACCCGTGCCCATGTAGGCACCGAAAACTCGATCAAGTTCCGCTTGCGATGCGTCGGAAAACAACTCAGGGAGTTCCGCCATCACGGGCGTTTTGTGGTTTCTGAACGAATCAATCAGGTCCGCCTTAAAAAACTCGTAAACGGCTCGGTCGCCATACTCGTTGAACATGTCGTATGCCTCCATCTCGGAGGAGACATCGCTTTCGGTGTTGCTGGTCGTGTTGGCGTTGAGTGACGCAATCTTGCGGCGGAGCATGATGCCGAGGCGATATTCGGCAGGAAGTGCAGTCCGAAGGAAAACGTATTCAGGACTGTTCACCTGACCCGTTCTGAAAATGCGCCCAAGGGTCTGCATGAACACCGCGATGTCGGGCGACGGTTGAGCCAAGAGCATGACCCGCTGCTTGTGGCTTTCGACGGTGACGGATGAATGGAGCGAAATTCCGACGGCACCCGAGCGGTTCAGGATGAGGACGTTGAAATCGTCGTTGTTGTTGAACCGTTTTTTCAGGGCGTCCATGTCGCCCCGGGTGTTCTTGTGCTTACTGACAATCTTGCCCTCTTTGACCGCCGTGCCTCGTCCGGTGTAGTCGCCCGACGCGATGCCTGCCTCGGCCAGTTTGTCCTGAATGTAGTCAATCGGCGAAACGGCGAAGTCTCCAAGGTTCGCCTTTTCGATGGTGTGATTGACCTCCATGTGTTCGGGCTGCAAATTCCGCTGCGCGTTGTTCCAGAGGGTTTGCCACTCCTCCACAGCTTTCGTGACTTGGCCGGGGTCGCGCCCCGCACGAATCAGCAACGGGGTGATGTCGGGGGCGGACTGCTGCTGCAAAAGGTTTCCCTCAACCTCGCCGAGCCCAAGAGGCAACTTGAGGTTGAAGCGGGCGCAATTCCGAAGGTAGCGTTGCAGGATTTCACGGAAGTCGGCGTCCGCCCCGCTTCCTGCCATGTCCTGCAATCCTGCTTCGCCCGTCAGGTCAATCTGAATGATGATTTTTTGCCCCTCGCGGCGACGTTTGAGCGTGTCCAACTCCATCGCCTCGGCGGGAGTCAGGTTGCTCAACGCCTCCAACACGGCGATGCGCTTGTTGTCTTTCTCAAGATCGGCGTTGTATTTCTCCAGTTCCTTCGGGTCGGTCGGGACGGGGGTGCCGCTTTTGACCCGCTCAATCGTTTCCTTCACAATGGAGTCAGCCTTGAGGGCCAAGACGTAGGTGTTGACCAGATTGTAATACAGGTTGGCGAACGGAACCTTGGACGCCATCTTCGCCGATTGCGGCTTTGTCCCGGCAACGACGGTGATTCCGAACTGCCCTAGCCAATTGTGAAGCGTCCGCATTTGCTGGCGGGCGGCGACATCGTATCGGCCAATCTTTTTGGTGATGCCCGAGAAGTTGCGTGCCGCCTCGTAGTCTCGGTCTTTGTTTTCGGTTCCTTCCTGATCGTGAAAGCGAACCGTCCCGAAGTCGCGTTCGAGGCGGGTCAAAACGCCATCCTTGCCGAGCATTTCCGAAATGACCTGCTGCATTGGCAGACCACCATCCTTCATGGTGGCAATGATTTCGTCGGGGCTCGCCCCTGATGCCGCCATTGTCGTGCGGTGATACAACCCCATCGAGGCGGGAGTTTTGCTGAACGTGGCCGACGAGTAATACGCGCCCGCGACGTTTCCAAGCAGCCCGACCATGAACGCGCCAACCTGACTATCGCCAGCGGCACCGTGCGACTCATCCAGAACCAAGAAGGCTTTTTCTCCGATGGCCGAAAGAACGTCCTGACGCGGCAGGCCGGGGCGACCGTTGAACTGTGAGTAGGTCGTGAACACCACGTTCGCCCGCCTTTGCGTGGTCTGCGTCTGCTCGGTCGGCTTACCCTTTTTCTTGCCCTTCTTGCCCTTTTTGCCGACGGACTGAACTCCCGCGCCACCTTCTTCCGTCGGGGCGTCAGAAGTTTCCTCGACAACCTCATCAACGATAGTGGACGTATCGACAGCTTCAACCACGTCCATCATGGGCAATTCGCCCGTGCTAACGATGGTGTTGTAGTGAGCAAGCTGCCTGCTGCGCCGTGGTTTCCACAGCGACCCCGTGACATCGTAAAGACCTGCTCCTTGGTTCAAGGCCAAGTTGGTAAAGAACGGGGTGACGTTGGCGTGATCGCCGATGTCGTCGATGTCCTTGAACATCTCCATGTAAAGACCTTCGTTCTGCGTCACAAAGACCGGAATCATTCCGCGCAACCGCGCCCACTTCATCAGACCTGCCGCGATGCGGCCTTTGCCGATTCCCGTCTGGTGCCCGACAATGACCGAGTGCCCTCGGTCGTGGTTCCAGATAGCGAGGGCGATGGAGTCAACCTGCTCGGCGAGGAAGTGTTGGGCCAACAACTTCTTGGGGTCGTTCTTTGTGCGGTCGGAGACAACGTAGTAAGTTGCGTTCGGGTCGTCGAATGACGGTGCCCCCGAGGACATTAACGCCGCGTCATCCATGATGCCCGTTTCAATGCCAACCATGAACCTGATGGATGATCGGGGGGCGTTGAGGAACTCCTCAACATCGTCAATTCGTGACGCTTCAATCAACTTTCCGTCTCGAAATTCAAGAACAATGTCGCCCTCGTTCCATGTGTGTTCGGCCCCGAGTTCGCGGACTTGCTTGAATGAGTCGATGCCAATTTTCTTTCCCTTGAAATCGTCCAACACGACTTTGCCCAAATCGTAACCGAGTTCGCGGGCAACAAAGGCGTCGATGTCGCCAACGTCTTCCTCCAACGTGGCAAGAGCCCGCTCCTGCGGGGTTTTTAACTCCGTGGGAGTCAACATCCCATCGGGCTTTTTCGCCTTCGAGAGAGGCGTGTAGGGAGTTTGGAACCCGCTTACAGGTTGTCCAGTAGCGTCCGCATCTCGTCCAGAATCGCGTTCTGGTATTCCGCCTTTTGCTTCGGCGTCGGGTTCGACGGGAGGAGTTCCGTCTGGAGTTGTTGGAGGTATTTGAGGGTTCTTTCCACCATTCCCTGATTCGGGTGGTTGTGAAGTATCCCCGTCAGGGTTCCCTCCAGATCCTCCGTCTTTCCCGTCAGGTTGTGGTCTGGATGGGGGCCGACGAATCGAACCATCAGAACCTCCCCCGGGTTGTCCTCCAGAGCTTCCGCCACTTGGCTTATCGGGTTTTTTGGTTGGATGCTCATATTCTGCCAGTCGCTCGCGCAACTCGTCCCACGACGTAACCATAGTCGGGGGTTTGAAGGACGGCAACGAGTATTTTGTGGACGGCTTGCGGCCCTGAATGGTGATGACATCCACGGGCCACGCCGCGCCCATCCGGTTGTAAAGAGCCCCGTCAACAGTGATGTGTTCGACGATGTTGTAGAGACGGGACAGCATGAAGTGGAACTCCGCGAACTGCTTCCCGCCGTAGTCGATTTTACGCCCCTCGTCCGTTGTCGCCCCGACACTCCCGAGAATCAGCACGGCACGCCCGTCATCCTTGAGCCCCTCTTGCAAGGCTTTGAGAGCAAGGTAGTGGTCCTGCCTTGTGGTCGTGAGGGTGTATTCGCCCTCGGTGATCGTGAACGGCTTGCTCACGTTCATGGAGTCTTTTTGCGTGCCAAACGGGGGATTCAGCAAAAGCGTGTCGAGATCCCCGTTGAACACCTTCTCCATGAGGGCGTCGAATCCGGTTGCCTCGAACCCGAGATACTCCAACCGCGCCCGACGCTCGGGGTCGATTTCGTTGACCCGATACAGTTGCGTCCTCGGGTTGAGTTCCACCAGTAGGGCGGAATTTCCCGCCGTCATCTCGCCGACGATTCCGTTTTTGTCTTTGAGGTTGGCCATGCGGCTCGCGTAGTAGGCGAGCGGAGGCGGGGTCGAGAAAGCCTGACGAATCGACGAATCCGACGTGCGGTTGTTCAGGACGGGCTGCGATTGGTAGATTTCAACGAGACGGTCGTAAGTCTCCTCGACCGAAACCGACGTGTCGGCGGCGATGACTCGCATTGCGCGGACGGCACCGAGTTCAATGAACTCGTCCATCTCCTTGTCATCCTTGAAGTCAACGTTGCTGTGTTCGCGCATTTTCCTCGCGTCCACGTTGGTCAACTTCTCACCCGCAAGAATTCGCTCCTTGATCGCCTCTGCGTAGTCCCATTTGTCGGTGATCTTCCGCAACTCCCCGGGTTGGCGGACCAGACTCGTCATTCTGGCCACGACCATTTCCAAGATCGGTTGCGTCCGAAGGTTCGAGGGCTTGATGGCGTTTTTCAGGAACGCGAGGATCTTCCGCATGATGCGAAGAAGCGTCGGGGTCGAAGGCAGTTTTTCCGTGTGACCAGTCGGGAATCCCAAGACCTGTTGCTGGAACACCATCCTGACGTATTCCGCCCCGAGGTAGGAATCGCTTTTCGCCGATGAATAGGTGCTTGCAATCATCACGGCGCGGGACGGGTTGTTTTTGACCAACTCCCGCCAAACCAACTCATCGTTCTGCGCCATCTTGGCCGAATCGAATCCCGCCGCCTTGTGTTCGAGGGCGTGACCGAGTTCTTCCCACAGGACTGCCTGAATGAACTTGAGCGGGGTTTGCGAATCCGTGTTGGTCATGTTGGCCCGCGCCAAAAGTGCCGCCTTGTTTAAGTGAATCGCCCTGTCGAAACCCCAATAGTAGGCATCCGATTGCTCTTTCGGGTCAACAGGAGCAAACCCGATTCCGTTGCGGGTGGCAATTTCGGTGATGACCTTGAGTTCCGACTCGTAGTAGTCGTCGATTTCTTTCAGGGTCTTCGTGTCACGCGGGAACGGATAGGTGTCCTGATCGTAGGGGGCGACAAACTCAGCGGGCACTTCGATGTCGGGGAAGGACTGCCCGTTGTCGTTCGGGTCGAAATCCACAGTGATCTTGCCGTTGCGGGCGCGAACAACCGTTCCCGTCAGTTGCGAGAGTCCGTAGAGGGACTTGTTCTGCCGCAACTCAGGCCATTCGCCCGACACTACAACGCGGTCGCCGTCTTCCGGCAATTCGCCCCACTGGTGGGGGAATAAAGGCTTTTCCTCGGGCGGTGCCGGGGGTTCACCCTCGGGCGGGGCAACAGGAGGCTCACCTTCGGGCGGTTTGCCCTCGGGCGGCGTAACAGGAGGTTCGCCCTCGGGTGGCTTTCCTTCGGGGGGCGCAACGGGCGGTTCCCCTTCTGGCGGAGCGGGCGGTTCACCCTCGGGGGGAGCAACCGGAGGTTCGCCTTCGGGCGGGGCGATGGGAGGTTCCCCGGGCGGTGCCTCCTCGTTGCTGTCGCGGAGTTCGGCCAAAATGGCATTGAATTCGGTGCGACTGAAATCAACCGCGTCAGGGTTCTGGTCCTGAACCTCCAGCCACGCAATTCCGAGCATGGAACCCGTGAGTTTATCGGCGTCGGCCTTGCCCTTGTTCCGCAAAAGCTGGTCGTAGATGACTCCCGCGAAGTCGGCAGGCTCGGTGACGCCACTCTGGTAAACCTTCACGCCGATCTTGGCCAACTTGGACTTGAACTCGGGCGTGTTGTAATCGACGGGAGGCTCCGCCGATTGCGGGGCGATACCCTGCACTCCACCGGACGGGCGGGGGCCAGCACCGAACAGGTCGTCGATTTCAGGGATGTCGGGAATTTTGGGGATGGGACGCCGCGCTTTGGGGGCTTTGGGAGGCGTTTGCCCGCCCGGGGGTGTCACGGGGCCACCCGTCGGCGGCTGGCCCTCTGGCGGGGCGGCAGGCGGCTGCGCGGGGGGTTCTCCCCCGGGCTGGCCTTTCGTCTCAGGACCGGGAGGCTGCGGTTCAGGCGCGGGAGGAGTAACAGGGGGTTGGCCCGGGGGAGCAACAGGAGGTTCCCCCTCGGGTGCGGCGGGCGGTTGGCCCGGGGGTTGCGGCTCGGGCGCGGGAGGCGCGACAGGAGGTTCGCCGGGAGGCGGCTGATCGGTCGGCGGAACAACGGGCGGCTCGGGGGTGACAGGCGGAGGTTGTTCGCCCGGGACAGGGGGCTCACCCTCGGGGGCGATAGGCGGCTCGGGGGTAACAACGGGCGGTTCCCCTTCGGGAGTGATGGGCGGCTCGGGAGTAACCGGGGGAACCGGGGGTTGACCCTCGGGAGTGACCGGAGGCTCGGGGGTGATCGGAGGTTGTTCAACGGGTGGTTCGCCTTCGGGTGCCTGCGGAGGTTGTTCCACGGGCGGGTCGGAAAACTCTCCCCCGGGGTCTGCCCCTTCCTCGGTTCCCGGGGTTTGGACCTCCTCTGCCAGAGGCGAAAGGGCGGCGGCGACTTCTCCGATCTTCACCCGCCCCGCTTCGGACATGGCCTGCATGGGCTCGATAGCCCCGCGTTCCATGCGGTTGCTGATGTTCAGATTCGCAAGGTCGTCGGCGTATTTCTCGGCAATCGACTTGGGAAGCATCTGGAGGGCGCGGGCGTCAACCTCCAACTGCATTTCGCCTTTGTCATTGGTGCCCGACGTGACAACCCCTGCCGTCCGAAGCATCTGGAGGGTCGCTTTGTCGGTGACGGGATTTCCCTTGGCAACTTCGTCGATGGTCCGCGCCAGAGCCATTGAGCCGACCATCTGGTTCGCCATCGCCTGCCGTTGGACCTCGTTGGTGATCCCGTCCTCGGACAGTTTGCTTTCGATCTGCTCGAAAAGCGGAGCGGCTCCCGTATCGTTGCGGAGTCCTGACCCGACTTCTTGTGCTACAAAAACGTGCTGGCCGGGGGTGGTCAGGAACGCCTTTGCGCCCGTGTGGTCCTGCTTGCCCCAAAAATCAACCTCCTCCAGTGTGTCGTCGATGGCGGACTTGTGCCGAGACACAAGGGGAAGGGCGAGTGCCTGTTGACGGGTCTGTGCGGTAAAACGTAGTTTTTCAGCCTGATCGGCTTGCTCGGGCGAGATCCCTTCGAGCGTGTTGACCGAATCGAAGACCTTGCCTTCCTGTTGGTAGGCTTGTGCCACGCTGGCGGTGCGCTTCTCGGCTTTCTTGGCACCCACGACACCGACGCCCGAGCCCAAGGCACCGGGAACCATGAACGACACGCCTTCAACGGCGAGTTGTTCCAAGGCGGCGGCGGGGTCGCCCCGCAAAAGTGAACCCGTCGCGCCGAAGTCTCGGTTTTCCTTGTCGCCAGCGGCGAGAGCAATGGCACCGCCCGCGACTTCGCCAACACGCTCCTCGAACATTTCCCCGATAACTCCGTGCCACCCCGCCTGCTTGACCAGTGAGGCGAACATGCCCGGGGTCGCTTTGGGGTTCACGTCGAACCACTTCTTCATCAACCCGAGTTTGAGTGCCTCCAGCTTCTTCGCGCCCGGGATGAAAGCGAGTGCCCCGCCCGTCCGCTCGGACATGACCTGAACGTATTGGTTGCCAAACGATTTGGTCAGGGCGGGAATCAGGTCGTCGCCCTCGGCGGTGATGACGCCCTCCAGTTGTCCCAAGTCGTTCTCGGCGACCTCCATCTCGGGAAGCATCCGAGTCATGGTTTCTGCGCTGATTCTCAGGGCACTTGCCGGAAGCGTTTGCAACGCCGAGCCAGTGATTGCACCCGCGCCCTTGACGGCAAACTTCGCGGCGGCGGTTTCGAGGAGTTCTTTTCCCGCTTTGGTGGCAAGCCACTCCATGCCCTCTTTGGCAATCTTGATGCCGACGCGAGATCCCGCCGTGTAGGTTCCGCCAGTTGTGAGGAGTTCGCCAGCGAAAGCGGGAAGGGCGGCGACAACTGCGCCGACTTTATACATGAACGTCGTGTCCCGACTGTTGCGCTCGACGAATTCCTTGAGCAAGGCAAGGTCTTCCTGATCGGCTTCACCCGACCGGAGTTTGTAGGCGGCGACACCAACCGAACCGAGTTCGATGATTTCTTTCGCGCTACCGACATACGGGAGTAATTGCTCGGGGTTGTCCTGCGACACGTCCTTCCACTTGTCCCAAAAATCCAGCGGAACCTGCTCAATCTTTTCCATCGCCCGAGCGGCTCCAGCGTATTCACCGTCGGGCAGAGGATTTCCCGCCTCATCCCTGCCGGGAATGATGTTCGATGGAACGACGGGCTCGCCCGTCGTGGGATTCTTTGGCAGATCGCGCACCGAGCCCGGGACATCAACTCCCTGCTGGCGAAGTGAATCAAGACGTTGCTGCGCGGCGACTTGGCCGGGGGTTTTCTGAATCGGGATGACTGACCCTTCACCTTCTCCAAGATCGAGAGTGGTCGGCCCAACTTGAGATTTTGCCTGCTGGCGGAGCGTATCCTCGGGAAGATCCATTCCCGCCGCTTGAAGACTGCCCTTGAGGCGTTGCTCGGCGATGGAAACTGCCTGCCCCTGTGATTCGGCGATAGCGTCACGACGCGCCCGAATCTCATCCTGAATGGTGTAAATCTGGTTGAGCGTCCCGAGTGCTTCTTTGCGGCGGGCCTCGATGTCCTGCTGCTGGCGAATCGAGTCCTCGGTTGGGTTTCCGCCGAACCCGAGGAATCCGTCGGTCTTCGTCGCGCCCTTCAACTCCGAGTCGAAATGCTCGTTGAGGAGACGCTCTTTGTCCTCTCTCGACCCTTCGCCCGCGATGACGGGGATTTTTGCGGCGAGATCCTCGGCAAGTTTGTCGTGCTGCGCGAGGGCGGTTTTTTCCGCGTGTTCGTCGAGGCTCAACTTCCGCCCGAGGGCCGACGATGTTTGCGCCAGTTGCTTCTGCTCATCCTCCAGTCGGCGAGCTTCGGCAATTCGCTCGTCCCGTCCTTGCCATTGCCACGGAAGACCTTTGCGGACCTTGTAGATGTCGCCCGTCTTGTCGTCGGTCAGGGCGGGAAGATCGGCGAACGGGTCTTTCGTCTTGGGGTTCCCGTAGGGGTCAAAGCTGACTTCCACGGGTGCGCCCGCCGCGTCGTATCCGATGTTGTTGTTCGAGTCGAACTGTGTAATTGGAACGCCCGTTTGATCGGTGACGGGGGCGACGGCACCCGTTTCAGGATTCTGATACGGGGCAAGACCACGGGCGGCAAGCTGACTCGCCTTGATGCGGTTGCGTCGGTCCTCAACAATGCCCTCTTGCGCTTCGCGTTGGACCTGCTGTGAAGGGAGTTCTCCCGGCAAGGGCGGGTTCGTGATCTGCCTGTTGACGGCATCAGCCGTCTCGGCCCCACTGGCAACCAGATCGTCGAGCGGGGATTTCATTTGATGCCTGCGAGCTTCTTCTTCCGCAATTCCTCCTCGGGGTCAACAGCACCCGTCAAAGCCGGGGCGGTCGGTGGGGCGGACTGCATCGGTTGCGCGGCAGATTGAAGGCTTGATGTCGGAGTCGGAAGGGAATCGAGAGGCTTGGAGGTAGGCATTGGAACCTGCCCCGTTGTCGGAGGAGTAACAGGAGTAGGGGCGTTGCCTTGGCCGAACCCCGGGTTGTTCGCGTTCCCGCCGATCACGATTCCTTGCGGTTGCGGCTTCATCCCGCCGACAGCAACACCAGCTTGAAACATGGATTCATTGGCGGATTTGGCGGTGTCTGCGTGCTGCCCGAAATTCGCGGCGGTTTGGGCGCGGCGGATCTGATCGCGCTGTGCGGCCAGTTCGGGGGTCAGTGGCGGCGTCGGTTGCCGATCAATCGACGGTGAAAGACTCCCGGGAGACGTGGCGACGGTGAACGGTGCCCCGACAGTGTTTGCCCCGCTGATAGGTTGGCCGTTTGGCACAGCGGCGACCGGGGCGGCGGGCGCGGCAGGCGCGGAACCCGTCGGCGGCGGAGCGATGGGAAACGGTGTCGCGGCGGGTTTCGGAAAGTTCAGGTTGGGATTCAGACCGGGATTGGTGTTCACGCCGGGAACGGGCGCGGGGAGAGTGTTGAGCGGGGCGGCGGCGGGCGCACCCGGGACGGTCACGGGCTGAACAGGGTTCGAGTTGGTCGTCACTCCACCCGGGGCAACAGGGGTGTTCATCACGTTCGGCGGCGGGGCGGCGACAGTAGTAGGCGCGACGATCGGTGCCGGGGTGACTGCGGCAGGCGGAGTCGCGGCGGGCGCGGCGGTGGCAGCGGGTGCCGTGGGCTGCGCGGCGGCGGGCGGCGGCGGGATGGCGGCAAGCGGAGCATTGGGCACGGCCCCACGCTCGGGGAACTGGTCGAGCGTCCGGTTGGTCATTATGAGGTTGCGTTGCAACGCGAGGGCGTTGGGCAACCCGCGCTTCCGTGCGTCCTCGTCGGTGAGATTACCGAACGCGCCCGGGTTTGGCTTCATCCAGTCGTCACCGTGCTGGATGGTCATGGCCTGCTCGGCACTCGGTTGAAAGTGAAGTTTGGTCGGTTGGCCCGTCATCTGTGACACGGGGCCAATGGTGTAAAATCCACTCCCGTCCTTGTAAACCGTCTCGGTTCCGTGCGGGAACTGCATCGGGGCACCCTCTTTCCAGTTCGGCGCACCCGAACGGGCACCGCCAGCGGGCGCGGCGGTCTTGCCCTCGGCGGTTGCGGCTCGGGCTTTTTCGCCCTCCTGCATCCCGGTGAACGCCCGCTCGGCGGCGGGTTTCGTGTAGTCGAGAGGGTCTTTGGCCAGATTCAGGTTGTCGGGCGTCGATGGAGCAGAACGCTCGAACGGAACACCCGTCCGCCAATCAGGTTGCGGAACTCCATCCAACGGGGCGGGCGGGGCGACGGGAGCAGGAGGCGGAGCGGCGGGAGCAGGCGCAGGCGTGGAGGCGGAAGGATTCAATCCTGTAACATTTGTCCCCAACGCTATCTCGGTTGCTTTGGCAGCGGCCATTGTCGGAGCCAAAATGGGGTTTGACGCCCCGATTCTTGCGGCCATTCCCGGGTTCGGAACCATCGGTTTATTTGGAATAGCGGGCTGGCGTGCCTTTTCCTGACGGACCAATTCATCGGCGACCTGTTGCGGGGTGAAGGTCGGGTTGGCGGCTTGCACGGCGGCGAACGCCGGGGGCAGTTGTTTTGGGGCGGTCGGAGGAGGGATGTCGGCCAGTGGTCCGCCCTTCGGATAGTTCAACACCGCCGAGCCTGTTGCGCTTGCCTGATCGGCGGCGACTTTCTGTTGCGCGGCGGGTGGCGTTTGCTGCTGCGTGGAACCGTCCTTTTTCCCCTCGGGAGTGATGCCCCTTTGTTGTTCAAGTCCCTGCAACTGCGTGGCGATTTTCGCCGTGTCGGTCGGGTCGGGCTTTGCTCCGTTGGCCCCGAGAATCGGCGGCAGCATCGAAGGATTCACGCCCGCCTCAATCAATCGTTGACGACGAGTGTTCAGGGTCGCCCAAATTTCTTCTCGGTTGGCATCCCGTGTCGCAGACCTTGCGATTGACTTGTCTCGCTCGTATTGAGTTCGTGAACGATAGCCTGTGCCTCCATCAGCCATGATGGAACCTCTTTGTGACCATCCCCCGCCGTGTCAACGGATTATTTTCTCAACTCAACCCGCGATACTTTTCCCTGAGATCCTCATTCCCCGGGGTGGACGAAAACGACCCGCTGAACTGCGACCACGTTTGGGGCGGGGTCATCATCGTGGCGTTGTCGAGGAGGAACAACCCGATTCCAAGTCCCGCAACCCAATCGTCATGCTTGCCCGGGCGGGCCTCGGCAATCCCTCGGTCGCCCCGCTGGAACGTCTCCATCTCCTGAACGGCAGGCATGAAGGAACAGTCGAGGGTTTCCTCCCTGATGAATTCCGCGATGGCATTAACCCATAGGTTACGGGTGCCCGCCGCGCCGGGGGTGGTCAACCATCCCGGTATCAGGTGCCGCTTGCCCGGGACAAGTTCATCCATTTTCTCGCGCAACCAGAGGAACGCCCCGTTGTCGGCCAGCCACCGGATGACACCGAGGGCTTGGTTGGCCTCGGGAATCACAATGCAATCGCCGTAGAACTTGGACAGGCGGAGTGCCCGCTCGGCGAGAATGTCGTCATCCCATCGGCACCCGCCGTCAACATGAATCGCGGCGACCAGTCGGGTGTTGTGCCACGTCCGTTTGTCGTCGGAGAAATACCCCTTGCGGAGAACCCCGCAAGCGTGCGCGTCACGCTTTGCGCTTCCCTCGGACTGCTGGCCCGTCATGGCGTCGATGAAGACGAGATATTCGAGCCCGAAGCGGGGCTCCTCGCACATCCAGAGCCATTGGTCCCCGGGCATGAACGTGACCACGTTTTTGTTCTCGACCAGATTCCCGAGCCTGCCGTAGTCGTGACCGACCAACGCCTGACTCTTGAGCCTCGCCACGCCCATGATGTTGAACCGTGGCGACCCTGACGCCTGAAACGCCACTTCGGGGCTCTCGGGGTAATCCTGATCGAACTGTGACTCGCTCTTGCCGAGCTTCGACACGATCATGTAACGACGCCATGCGATTTGAGCGGGCGTCCACTTGTAGAGCATCTTGCCCCGCTTCTCCCGCTCCTTGAACTGCTGCCAGCGGGGATCTTCGTCGTCGTAGTAATCCGCGTTCTGTGGCAACTCGGGCAACTGGTATTCCTCGAACTCCCACCATCCCGCGAAGACCCTGACCCACCCGTTGCCGACCTTTCCCCTTTTCCTCTCCTCCAACGTCACCGCACCCTCAAACGCCTCTTGGAAAAATCCTCCCTGACCCTCTGCCGTCGATTCCAAGATTCCGAGGGAGTGAGGCACGTCGGCGAGGGACGAAAGAACGTTGCCGATTACCTTCGTGTCCTGCCTCTGCCCCGTCTTGGAGTAGCGACCAGCTTCCGACATCCACGCGACCTGACGGGTGCCAGCGGCACCAGCTTTCGGGTCATTCGCGGTGTCGCGTTCCCACAACCCCTCTTGCCCGTCGTTGTAGGTGAAGACCGCCCGTTCCGTGTTCGACGTGTGCGACGAATCCCAATGCGGGGTGAAGTGGTCGTGCTTCGGGTAGGAGTTGAAAATCTCCCAAATCTTGTCGGTTCGGGAGGACTCGTCGGCCATGAGAATCCCGTCCACGCGATACCTGCGCGAGTGGTGGTAGCAAATATGACCCGTGACCGTGGAACTCCCGACCTGCCGAGGCTTGAGGAAAACGAGACGGATGGGAACCCCCTGCGCGTCGAGCCACTCGTAAGCCTCGTAGCACCGATATTGGAAGACGTTCGGTTTCGGCTTGATCCACTTGTGTTCCTTGTCCTCGATTTCGGAGAACCCCGCGAAGTGGACGAGGGCGGAATTCTTCACAACCCCGATGGCGTTGTCCGTGGTCAGTTCCATCGGCTTTTCTTCGATTTGTTCCACGGGGAACAACTCCATCCAGTTGTCTCGAAAGAAAGTCTCCAGCCCGTTCCCGGGTTGGAAGACCCCGGGGTGCAAGGTATCAAATGATACCCTCGCCTCATCGAAGGTCTTGCCCGGGATTTCCCCGCGCCGAACCATCTCCAGCAAGGCGAGCCCGACCGACCGCGACTGCCCCTTGTTGCAATGGATGAGGACCGGAGTATTCCGACGCGACTGCATCCAGTCGAAGAACACCATGAACATCTGCAATTTGAACAACGGCACCGGAGGGTCGATCATGTTCAAGAACAGGTCGTTTCCTTTTTCTCCCGAGAGATAGGTCGGGTCGGAGGCGTCGGGTGTCCCGAAGTTCTCCTTGTGGCACGGGTGTTTGCAGGCGTGGACAATCGACATCCCCTCAACCTTGCAGTCCTCAAGGTCGCCGATGAAAAGGTTGTCCGTGATCTTGGTCATTGCTTCGTCAAAATGATGCCGTCGAGCCCCGAGATGGCTTCAACATTGTGATCGCCGAACGCGATGAGCATTGAACCCATTCCCGCGTTTGTGCTTGCCGTCCCGTCTGCCCGAATAAACGCGATGCGACCAGACAAAAAGTTCACGGCGTCGGCATCACGCATGATGGATTGCGCCCATTCCGTTTCGGTTCGTGCAAAAACAAGGGCGATTCCATCACGATGATAGGCCAGTTTTCCAAGCCAACGCGCCACAAAAGGACCATACGGAGGGTTCAACCAAACGCGCCCTTCCCATTTTTCCGAAAGTCCATCCTCGCCCAAGTCTTCGCAGACATGCCGAGCCGCCGTGTCGAACGGGCGGAACGATTGCGTGCAGGGGTCGAGGTCGAATGGACCGAGAGGGGCAATGATTTCGGGAGGGGTGAACCATGTATTCGTGTTCCCCTTGTGGTTCTGGTTGTCCAGAGCCACGAATGACCGCTTCGGCTTCATTCGTCGTCTTCGGGCTCAAACTGCGAGCAAGACATAGCCCGCGTGACGATGGGAAATTGCGCCCTGCGCGAGAACATCCGGCAGACCGGAGGAAGAATCCTGCACTCGCCCTCGAATCCCTCGCAAACAATGGGATCTTCGTCGTCGAAGAATGGCCCCATCGTCACTTTGATGGACGGCTTGAAGTGTTTGCAGATTCCACAGTTCATTTGAGTGATTGGACGAATGGTATGTATTTAGCGAACAATTCCGACCACGCCTGTTTGATTCTTTCGCGGTTGACGGAATCCGCCCGCTTCCACAGTGAGGCGAGTTCCTTGGCGAATTCCCCACCGTGTTCCGCCATCGCGTTGATAATGTCTTGATCCGAAGGGGCGGGGTCGAGTTTCCCGTCGCCGTCGGAAAGGAGGCGAGTCTTCGCTTTGCACTCGTCGCACTCCATCTCGATTGGCCCCTCAACAACGTGGCAGCACTTCCACTTCCATTCGTGCTTGAGTCCGCAATGTTCGCAATGCCAAACAATATCAATCATGGTTTTTCCTTTCTCGCAACTTTTGCCATCGTCGCAACATTTGCGGCGATGGTCATTTTTTTCAGTTCGCGGTTGGCCCGTTCCTCAAGCCTCTCCGCCAAATCCGTGACCCCGCTCGCCTTGATCGCCTCCGCGTTGTCATTCATCAGCTTGATGATGTCTCCACCCCGAAACATCGGCGCAATCCTTACCCCTCCGAGAAAAACGTCCACCCCGTTCCGCAACGAGACGTAGATCCGAAGGTTTCGTCGCCAGATGCTTGCCTTCATAGCGTCACGCCCTTGACCAAAGCATACATTTTCCGCAGGACGCTCTGCCGTTCCCGTTCGAGAACCAGAACACCACCCCGAACCATGCACCCGTCCGCCGAGGCCAACGCCTCAAGTTCCTCCACCGCTTTCCGGTGGGACCAATCGACAACGACTTTTTCGACTGCCTGTTTCAATGGACATTTCTCGGCCATGCACTACCGATAGTTCCAGAGGGTCAACAGGTCAACAACTTTCCCGCTTGACGGAATCTTTCTCCAACTCCATCCTCCCCCTGCGTGAGTTGCTCCACGTCATGCCCCTCGGGTGCCGTGTTTCTCCTTTCTTCACGGTCACTCGGGGGGCTCCACTTTTTAGCAGGGTAGGCAAGCGGTTAAGCCGTCAGGCTCATAACCTGAAGATCGCGGGTTCGATCCCCGCCCCTGCAATTTTTTTTCGCGGGTCAACACTGTTCCCCTTGACCCCCTTCGCGCTCGGGTCAACACTCCCGTCGCCATGAATACACCTACCGAACTCGAATCCGCCGATCATCAACTCGACATCCTCCGCCAACGCTTCCCCGGGCTATCGTTCGAGGACCGTCTCAACCCCAAGCATCTCGCCAAACACTCCCCCAAGGCGGAACGCCGAAAGCCAAAACCCATCGGCGGGAAGTCCCTCATGTTCCGCTTCCGCGCCTTCCACACCGACATCGAAACCATCTCCTTCGACGCCATCCACAAGGTCCGCTCCGCCTACCACGGCCCCGCCACGTTTACCACGATTGTCGCCTTCGCAGGCACCCCCGAACGCCTCGGCGAGATCCTTTCCACCAGATAGCGGGTCAACACGCTTCTCTGTCCAATGTTTCGGCCCGAAACTTCAAAAACACCATGAGATCCAAACTCACCGTCCTCAATCCCGAGTCCATCGAACTCGAACTCACCGTCTCCATGACCCTCCGCGAATGGAAGCAACTCCGCGCCCAACTCGGCCAAGGCTACCCCGCTTGGCAGTTCGGCATTGTCATCGGCAACCTCGTCGATCACGCCGACAAACATTTCGTCCCCCCACGCCCACCCGAAGAATGACTCTCGCCCATTTCATCAAAATTGCCCATCTCGACCCCAAAAAGGTCATGGACATCCTCCAAGATCACGGTGCCGTCTCCGACAACGCCATCATGCCCGAGGACGTTGGCAACCACGACGAGGCAATCAACTGGCTCCTCTCCCACAAAACCCTAACCAGATCCACACTCCTACCATGAAAACCACCACCTATTACACTTACGACCGCGACGGCAAACTCGTTCACTTCGAGGCCCAACCTTGGGGCAAAACCGGAGCAATCAAAGCACAAGGCATGGTCCGAAACCTCGGATACTGCACCATCTTCCACGCCTTTCACGCCCGCAAATTCCGCACCAGTCCCACCGCCGCCCGGGACATTCGCAAAGCCGAACTCGAAGAAACCATCCTCGCCCTCAAAGAAGACATCGACAAGGCGAAAGCCGCCATCGCCGCTCTCCCCAAGGGCACCCTCGACAAACGTAACTCCACCCCCGTCGAAATCCTGTGACGGGTCAACACCCTCCAACCCAATCCAACACCATGAATCCAGACCAACTCCAACGCCTCCTCGCCGAAACCCGTGACACCGCCGACCGTCTCAACAAACTCAACGCCTTCCTCGGCGGCGACCAGTTCCCCGTCCTCCCCCGCGAAGACAAAGACCTCCTCTACTCCCAACAACGCGCCATGTCCCGCTACGTCCAGATCCTCGGCCAACGCCTCGAACGGCAGGGATTCATATTCTCTCACCGTGAGCAGGCCAGCAATAAGCCGCTGACTGCCGACCAGTGGGCCATCAACTACGCAATCTCCGAAATCAAAGCCGCCCTTCAATGCTTCGGCGATGACGACGATAAGGCCATGAAAATCCTGTCCAAATGCTACGAAAAATTGCGAGGCATTTGGGATTCCGTTCGATAAAAGCAGCCCGGGTCAACAGGCTGGACCTCATACCAAATTGCACCTCGATACCAGCAGGTGCTTCACCCTGTCCCAAGGAAAGGG